TGCCCATTCCTGAAATGCGACCTGTTCGGCCTGGTAGCCTGCTGGGTCGTAGCTCGGGCTGCGCGGGTCGGCTTTCGCCGGGTCCGGGCGGGCGGGAATGATGTTCTTGACGAGCGTGATGACTAGCTCACGCTCTTTTTCAAGCTGCTCTTTCGATGCTTTGAGAGTAGCAGACTCGGTTTCCGCGCCCTTGCGCAGTTCCGCGGCTTCCTGCCACTTTTTAGTCGCATCGGCGTTCTTCAGATAGCCAGCCTTGAGTTCAGCGATCGGGATGACGGAGCCGTCCGGCATGGTGGCCTTAGCGTTGTCCGCCACAAACCTGCCCTTGCCGGATTCCTCTTCGTCGTCCTCTTCACTTTCCTCAGTGCCGGTTTCATCTTCGTCGCCGGTTTCGCCTTCGTCCTCTTCGCTCACATCCTCGTCGGATGCCTGCAATTCGTCGTCGGTCGTGGTGCCGTCTTCCGTCTCCTCTACTTCCTCCGATTGGCCGGTGTCGGCTTCATTGGTAGTGGTGGCTTTGACGAAAGCGGCTGCGGCCTGATCAATAGTCAGGCTCTCGCCACCCGTGGGGGTGTCGGTCTCTTCGTTCATGGTTCTCTTGGGGTTGTGCGACTGCCTAGGGCTTGGTCGCTATTTGTCGCTAGGCTATGCCAGCGGGTTTCTTTGCAGCACCGGACCTGATGAACTGGTCAAGGTTGCCGCGAATGTCATCGACCACGCCAACCGTGGCCTGAGCCTTCAACAGACTGTTCTTGTCGTCGGCATTCACGCTGATCAGAGCGTCGATTGCGCCGCTGCGGATACTATCCAGTGCCGCTTGGAATGCCTCATTGTCCCGCAGGCTCATTGCCAGCGAGGCGAGTTGTTCGGGCTGCACTACACAGCCTCACAATGCAGCGTGACCGTGTGGGCGACGGCAGCGGGCGTGAGCGTCGTGCCGTTGACGAGGTAGCCGAAGACCGAGGTCTTGCCGTCACCGAGCTTGAACAGCTTGCCGGGGTTGCCCTCGACGTAGAGCGTAGCGCCGAGGTCCACAATCTGCGCAATGGCGACGGAGCCGAGATAGGACGCCCGGTCGCCAGCAGGAAGGTCGAACGCGGCATCGTCAAGAATCGCAGAGGGCGGGGTCACGCTGTAGAGGTGCAGCGTCCAAGCCGTGGTTTCGATGGTCGCGCCAAGGATCGTCAGCGATGCCGTGATGATCTTGAGGTGCGAGCCTGCGATTGGCGGAGCGCCGTCCCTGTCTCGCAGCACAAACTCCTGTGCCCCGCCATGCACATCGGGCGCGACGTGCGAGGCAGCGGCGGGCGTAAAGGTGGCGCTCCCGCTGTAGGCAGCGGTTGAATAGTTTGCCATGTCGGGATGCTCCTAGTTGGCTTTGCCAGCCGGTTCGGGTTGCGGCTTCATCGCCGCGATAGTCTGTGCGTTCGCCATCTTCTCGCGCTCAAGGGCGAAGGTCTGTTCCTTCTCCCACATCTTGAATGCGATCTCTTTGTCGAGCTTCTGAAGGTCGGCTTCGTGCTGCGCGGCAGCGAGGAGGAGAGCGTTCTGCCGGTCGGCTTCTTTGGTCTGTAGATCGGCCTCAAGCTCAGCTTGGTTCTTGACGATATCGCCCTCGGCTTTGAGTTGAGCCGTCTGCTGCGAGACTTGGGCGTCAACCTGCTTCAGCTTCTCAGCGCCTTGCTGCTTCATCTGCTCAAGCTGTACGGACTCGGGCGGCTGCTTGGCGCGCTCGGCCAGTGCCTGCTTGCCAGCCTCGATCTCGGCTTCGTCAATATCCGGCCAGTACAGTTCCGGATTCTTGAGGCCAGTGCTTTCGGCAAACCGCGTGAGCGTGTTGTGGATGTACGGCAGCATGTCCAATGCCTTCTCGGGGAAGGCCACGCCGATGCGGTCGGTGAACAATATCTGTTGCTGAAGCACCTGCCCCAGCATCATGGCGTCCTTGTCTCGTGAGCCCGTACCAAGGCCAGTATTGACGTTGACGTGCATGTCAGGGTTCCAGGTCTTCGGGTCGATCTGGAGCGGCTTGCCCTTCACCAATATCTGGCGTTCCATCGGATGCTTGTGCATCAACCGGAGGATTTTGCGCCCGACCTTCGACCAGCCCATTTCCGCCATGTTACGGGCGATCAATTCAGGCTGGGAACGAGAGGCGTCCGTGGCGTTCTGGTTGGCCGTGGCCGACTGGTTCTGAAGCACCTCAGGATCAAGCGCCATCGACTGCGAATTGACGCCAGTGCGACGGGCCGACACTTCATCCATGTGATGAATGCCGAGCAGAGCCTTGTCCCCGATGTAGGGAACGGTGAGGTCCGTGACAGTTGCGCCGGTATCACCAAACACCGTCTGCCCAAACACGGGATTGTCGAGGGCTTCCGGGTTCTTGATCTTGCCTTGGGCAAAGCGCTGCGGGTTATTGACCCAATAGGTATTGTTGAGAAGCTGGCGCATCAGGACAGTCTTTACGTCCTGAATATCGATCTCTTCGTCCGCTACCGAACGGCTATCCCAGCGGTGCGGAATAGGCTCGCACGGGATGTTATCGAACGGGTCTTCGTCCTCCCAGACTTCCCAATCGAGAATTGAGCCGCCTGTCGTGCCGCCCGGCCCACCGAAACAGACTCGAACCAGCTCAGCCTCTCCGTCGCCGTCAACATCCACCATGACGAAGCACTCGTGATACTCGACCAGCTCCATGCTCTTGTCGGTGGCTTCAGCGTTGACAAACAGCCTGCGGGCCTGCGCCTCTGCCGTCTCGTTACGTGCGGCCTCAGGGATGGCCCAGACCGTATCCTTGTCGTAGCCCATTGCCACGAGTGAGGAACGCGTTACCCGCTGCCAGTGGTCCTTGAAGGCCGCTTCTTCGAGACTGGTCGCATCCCCGTCGATGAGGAAGTCTTCGGGCGGAATGGCGATGACAACGAATTTGCCTTCAGCCTTCTTCACGCGATACTTGAGGTCGTACGTCTCGTCATCGTGCTTGGTCTTCGCCAGCACTTCGACCCGATCATCCTGCAAGGCCAGAGCCAACAGGTCTTCCGTCAGCCCCTCCTCGAACTGTGCCGGGCCATAGACGGGCGTTTCATCGAAGAACGTCTTGACGATGCCGTCACCGTGCAACAGAGCGTCCCAGGTTGCATCATAAACGGTCTGATACCCGTCATTGTCCTTCCAGAAGACGTAGTTCATGCCGTCCGACACAGCGTCGGCATAGTCTAGGTCTTCCACCTCGACCGGCTCAGCTACGAACATACGCCCGCTGGCCGTCCATACGCGCATGAGCTGCGGCATGATCCAGCCGAGGGTGTCGGCTACGTCACGTGAAACAACCTTGGACCTGTTCTCCTCGGGAGGAACATAGGCATCCATGCGACCGAAATAGTAGTCGAGCGCCTTGTCTCGTGATGTCTGCCGCTCTGCCTTGTCATGCGACTTGGCAAGCTCGATCTGGTTCGCGATGATCGCTTCGAGCTGGGTTTCGGAGAGCTTGTCAGCCATTAGACGAATGCCCTCATGTCTTTCTTCGGCGGCTTGTAGTCGAAGCCGTCCGCGACAGGCTCAGCGAAGGTCAGCGCTACCGCGTCCCACTCGTCCGGCGAGCGAATCTTGCGAATGTCGCGCATGTGTTCCTTGCTCTCGATGAGCAGGTACGAATTGGTGTTGTAGTGATAGCCAGGGCCGCACGCATCGGCCTGCAAACTGTCCTGATCCGGTATGTCCGCGCCGCCGACTTCATTCAGCCAGTCGCGCGAACGCATCCACATTTCCGCCCGCCGGTTGTACGGGCCGGGGCGCATCTCCCCGCTGGGGAGCGTTATGTCCGCTTCCTGCGGGGAGCCGCCGAAGTCTATCGGGACAACCACGCCTTTGCGATCATCGGGCTTGGAGGAGTCGAACGCATAGCCCCATGAATTGAGCAGGTCGTAAACACCTGCGCCCTGCCCGCCAACATCGATGAACGCTCGCTTGGGCTTGTCACGGTCAAGGATTGCCTTGACCCAATTCGCCCCGGCTACGTTGTCGAGCTTTGACTTCGCTTCGATCCTTTCGACCTTGCGGCCCTTGCGCCAGGCTATGGCGAACCGATCATTGCCGAACCGTGCCGGGTCAATTCCAAGAATGAGGGGACCAATACCGTCAAGCGCGGCCTTGCGCGCCCTGACCACTGCCTCGGCTTTGATGAAACTGTCATGTCCCGTGTTCTGGAACGCTTCAGCCGCAGTCGACGGGTATTCCTGCTTGAACAGTAGCGGGTCTTTGAGTTCCGCGACCTTGTTGCGGCGCCATGCCATTTGCTCATCGGTAAGCCCGTGAGCGTCCTTGTAGGCCTGCTCCTCGTCGTCCAGAACGAAACCGTCTGGGACTGGCCTCGCATACTCAGGCGACCAGAACCACGGAATGAAGATGGCCTCGTAATCGCCTATCCCGCTTTCTGCCTGTTGCCAGCGTTCGTGAAACTCGCCGCCAACACCATTTGCCGTGCTTTCTAGAACAACCTCTGTGCCGGGCAAGTCAGGAATGGCCTGCACCACGCCAGCGAAATGCGTTGCGGCGTTCGGCCAGAAGGCTACCTCTGAGCCGTGGAACATCTGCACTGTCTGCGACCGGCCAACCGCCTTGGCTCCAGCCGTACCAACCGCGTAGCCGCTTTCGAGCACGTCGAAGAACAGTTCCTTGGCGTTTGCCGCGCTCGTGCTGGGCTTTAGAGGATTGTGCTGGTGGTATCTGTCCACCATGCCGAACAGGTTGTTTGTCGCGTCCTGCTCGTGGGTGAGGATGAAAACCCGGATGCCTTTGCGGAATGTGGCCCGGTGGTAGAAGCGCCCGCCTAGATAGGTGCTGATGCCCTGCTGACGGCCTTTGAGCACAAGTGCCCTGACCTTGCCCGTTCGCTCTCTCTGGGCCTCCAGGCGCCCGTGTAGATACTCCTGAGCATGGTTGAGCGTGAACGGTACGATCTGGCCGTCTTTCGCTCTGATCTTCAGGCACCTCGGGGCGTAGAACGAATAATCGTCCCGTAGCCTACGCAGGGTCTGGAGGGAGCTGTTCAATCAGATCCTCGATGGAATGGACGGTCACGTCAGCATCGACCTGCTGCACGCTCTTGCCGTCCGTCCTGTCGGCCAATTCTTTGATTGCCTGCAAATCGCCGGACACGGCCAAGTCGATCAGCTTTGCCGCGATCATCCTCAGCGCTTTGTGGTCCTCGCCAGCCTCTTTGAGCTGCATACGAAGCGCATCACGAAACGGCTTCTCAGCCTTGCGGCCAGAATTTGCATTGCCTGCCATTTTAGATTGCCTAACCGTTTGCGACTGCTTGTGAAGCTTGGTCGCGGGCCAGAAATAGAAAGCCCCGACGCATGGCCGGGGCAAATCAGTGGCTGCTATGGCAGCTTCATAACGTTGACGATTCGGGTGATTTGCGAGGATTGTCAAGAGTCTCGTTTTGGTTGCCCACGGCTCCACCACCAGATGCGCAGGCGGAGCC